TGATGTTAGTAAAGGCGAAGAATTTATACATTTTAGTTTGGAGGAGTTATGAGTAAGAAGACACATAAGCAAGTAGGCGGTAACCACTATGACCTAACTATACAACCAATTGAGTATATAATGGTTAATGGGTTAGGTTTTTGTGAGGGGAATGTAGTTAAGTATATAACTAGGCACCAAGATAAGAATGGTGCTGAGGATGTGCGTAAGACAATCCAATATTGTAATTATATACTAGAGGAAGTATACGGAGAGGACCCATGATAGCTTTAATTGATGCAGATAGTATTGTGTATAAGTATGCAAGCATCTATCAGGATACAGTTATATGGGATGATGATGAAGATAACCCTATAATAACTACAGAAATTGATTTAGTAAAAGCTAAGTCTGAGATGCATCTATTTATAAAGGAGATATTAGCGCACACTAAGACCACCTCTAGTATACTAGTACTTAGCCCTAAGAGAACTTTCCGTTATGATGTAGCTGCAAATTACAAAGGTAACCGTAAGGCTCCTAAGGTCCCTCTAGAAATGTTAGAGCCCTTACGACAGGAACTCCTTAACATGGGTGCCTTACTCTTCGATAATGTAGAGGCTGATGATGTGTGTGTTACACGTATGTATAAGGAACCTGATACTTATGTTCTATGTCATATTGACAAAGACTTAAATCAGGCCCCTGGAAAGCACTATAATTATAATACACAAGAGAAATATACTATTGACCAAGAGTCTGCTGACTACTGGTTTTACTCTCAGATTCTGGAAGGTGATAGTGTTGACGGTATTAAAGGGTGCCCAGGTATAGGTAAGATTAGAACAGCTAAGATACTTGGCGCAGTGCAACCTTCCGAGTATTGGGATGTTATAAAAGAAGCGTATGAGAAAGCTAATAAGGACTATGATTATATGATTCAACAAGCCCGTTTAGTTTACATGCTCAGAGATTTTAATGAAGACACACAGGAGTTTACCTTATGGCTACCCGAGGAAAACAACGTACAAGAAGACTTATAGCACGACGTTTAACATTACAACATTTACGGAGATTAAAACCATGAGCCATTACGCAGAGCAGAGAGAAAAAGAATACGAGTATAAAGAGTACGACCAAGGCGCTTATAAGGAGCCCTCAGAAAAGTATGCAGCAGGTGGAACATACTTTGATAAAGTCATAAATCCTTTAGAGTATATAATGAATAATGACTTAGGGTTTCTTGAGGGGCATGTAGTTTCTTATGTGAGTCGCTGGAAGACTAAAGGTGGCTTAAAAGATTTAAAAGCAGCACAATACTATCTAGAGCAATTAATTGAATTAGCAGAGTATGACAACTGCCGTTAATAAATGAGAGAGGGAGAGAGACATGAAAGTAGAATACATAGACCATATGGGTAGTGATAATTCAGTAGTGAAAGCAGCACGAGTGTCTTTTGCAGGTGATAATGAAGAAGCTAGAGGTGAGGATAAAGATGCTAAACTTATTAAGTACTTAGCTAACCACGGGCACTGGACACCATTCGCACACACAAGTATAACCTTGCGTATGACAGCACCTGTACCTATTCGTACTCAATGCTTTAAACATAAGGTGGGATTCTCAGAGAACGAGGAAAGCCGTAGGTATATCTCAGGGACCCCAGAGTTATTTACACCTAACTTCCGTGGTCAAGTTAAGAATAAGAAGCAAGGTTCAGGTGATAACCTTACTGGTACAGATAAAGTTAACGCTGATGATCTTTATAAGTACTCAACAATGAGAGCTATAGCAACCTACGACTTACTGTTAGATAATGGTGTATGTGAGGAGCAAGCACGTTTTGTACTACCTCAAGGTTGCCTAGTAAACTGGTACTGGACAGGTTCTTTAAGTGCCTTTGCTCGTTTTGTTAAGCAACGCTCGGACTCTCATGCTCAACTAGAGATACAAGAGTTAGCTAAGATGGTATCAGATGCAATTCAACCGTTATATCCTGTGTCATGGGAAGCTTTAACTAGGTAAGAAATGATATAAAAATATTAAATCAGAAAATAATAGGAATATTGAAATGATGAAAATACGAGTAGTGAATAGTGATGGGCGTGATGAGGTATACACAAAGGTAATGAAGTTTATTACCACAAAAACAACGCATTTAATTTACACAGACATTAGTACCTTTACAATACCTACTTATGAAGTAGAGTTTGTACAGGCATGGGATGAAGAGAGCGAATAATGAAAGATTATTTAGATAAGAAAATTGACACTTGGTTTCACGATAGAGGTATTATCGAGAATGGGAAGCCTATGGGCCAAGCTATTAAGACACTAGAGGAAACCACTGAATTACTTGATGCCTTGAACAAGGGTGATGAAGCTGAAGTTAAGGATGCCATTGGGGATATTTATGTCACATTACGAGGCGTATGTTTAACCTCAGGATTCTTCTTAGATGAATGTGTTGCATTAGCATACGAGGAAATTAAAGATCGTAAGGGCCATCTAGGTTCAGACGGTGTATTTGTTAAGGATGTTTAAATGATTGATATCATATTAGTAAGTATATGTTGGGCAATAGCAGGTATTATTTGTATATATTGTGTGGATAAAAAAGCTTACAACGAGGGTATAGTTGATGCAGTTATTATGCACAGTGAGGGTAAATTAACTTACGAGTTCTACGAGGATGAAGACAAAAAAGAAATACTCGAGATAAAGAGGGCCAAACATGAAGACTAAATACTTAGGTATTATTATAGATAGAGAACGTGATAAGACAATGACGCCTCAGTCATTAGAATTAGTTAAGGGGTACTACCTACATAAGAAGGAGAAGTCACCTCAGGAATCATATGCTAGAGCATGTGTTGCCTATAGTGGTGGGGATTTAGAGCTAGCCCAACGTTTATATGATGCCGTTAGTAATGGTTATTTTATGTTTAGTAGCCCAATACTTAGTAATGCACCTGCTCCAGGAGAGGAAGCTAAAGGTTTACCTATCAGTTGTTTCTTATCTTATGTACCAGATACCCTAGAGGGTCTTATAGACCATCAAGCAG